CTTCAGAAGTTTTAATGGAGGGTGGAGAAGATTCAATTAAATTAGCAAGCGCAACAGAAGCTAGAATAAAAGTTGGTAGTAGACAAGATTTTACTATAAATGAAATTATAGAAGGAACTCCTTACGTTTTAGGTGTTGAAAGAGCATCTAACGGAGATATATCAGTTTTTAAAGATAATGAAGCTGGTACAGCTGCTGATGGAGATGATTTAAACGAGGCAATCTCTACAACTTTCGATATAACTCAAATAGGAGATCCTGTAGTTCAGTCTTATTGGTATGAAGTTATTATATGTGATGATGTGTTAACAGCTAGCGAAAGAAAACAACTATTTAACTATTTACGAAACGTAGGAACTTAAACAAATATTAACAATTAAATAAAATAAAATGGCAAAAACAAAGAAAAAAGAAAAAGTCGTAGACTTGAAACCTGAAAAAGTAACAGAAGATCAACTTAAAAGAATAAAAGAAACTGTTGAAAGAATAAACAACACAACAATGAGTTTAGGACAATTATCTGCTCGTAAACATCAAGCTTTACATTATTTAGCTGGAGTAAACGATGAATTAATTCTTTTGCAAAATGAATTAAAAGAACAATACGGTACTGATGATATTAATATAGAAGATGGTACTATAAAATACCCAGAAAATGGCGAAGCTGATAAGAAAGATTAGTGTCGGTAAAGATTATAAAAACGATGCGATGCACTATGCAGTTGGTCAAGAAGTATATGGAGGCCATACCATTTGTGATATTATAGAAGAAGAAGACAAATATTCTGTTTATATTAAAAAGAATAAAGATGTATTACCTTGGAAAGACTTTAATAAAAACATGGCTGTATCTGTAGAGTATAATCTCGAATACTAATGAAAAGCGTTTACAACTTTGTTGTAACGCCAAAAGGAGAAAGATATAATAATACTAAAAAAATTGGTGATTCAGAATTAATACTTAATACTGAAATATATAATCATCAATATGTAAATAGAGAAGCTATTGTTACATCAATACCTATAATTGGTGATACAGATATAAAACCAAACGATACAGTTATAGTACATCACAACGTTTTTCGTAGATGGCATAATCAATACGGTATAGAGAAAAATAGTAGAAGTTATTTTAATGAATCTACTTATTTTATAAATCACGATCAAATCTTTTTATATAAAAGAAATGAAAAGTGGATAGCTCCAAAAGGTTATTGTTTTGTAAAACCTTTAAAAGCTATAAATCAATTTAATATTGAATGTGAAAAACCACTTCAAGGTATTGTTAAATATTCAGATGGTACTGTTGAGGTTGGTGATTTAATTGGTTTTAGACCAAGTAGTGAATACGAGTTCGTCGTTGATGGCGAGCGTTTATATAGAGTTTTATCTAATTTTATTACAATCAAATATGAATATCAAGGAAACGAAGAAGAGTATAATCCAAGCTGGGCAGAGAGCAGTTGAAGAACTGATTAAAGTCGCTAAAGAACCGATTGTAGATTCTGATGACGATATATCAGCAGATAGATTAAAGAATGCCGCGGCTACTAAAAAACTAGCTATATTTGACGCATTTGAAATACTTAACAGAATCCAAGAAGAAGAAAACTTACTTGAGGGAAAAGCACCCGAAGAAACGAAAAAAGAAGTTTTTAAAGGATTTGCAGAGGGTAGATCTAAATAATGGAATTTCTATGCTCTAAATGTAGCGCTTGCTGTAGAAATATAGCTCATTTAGGTTTGCCACACAATGGTGATGGTATATGTTTAAATTTAGACAAAAAAACTAACAAGTGTTCTATATATAAAGACAGACCAGATATTTGTAAAGTTGATAGAATGTTTTTCAAACACTTTCAATCAAAAATGACAAAAAAAGAATGGTATATCAAAAACACCAAAGCTTGTCATCAACTTATCGATAAGGAAGGATTAGATAGTAGTTATAAGATAGACATTAAAGAATATAATTAAATAATGTACGAACAAAGTTTAGTTAAAATAATAGAACCTATAAAAAAGACTACTATTAGTAGACTTAATAAAGGTAAAAAATGGAAGTATGGATACAATAAAGAACATGATATCGTGGTTATCTCTAAAACGGGAAAAATTGGTGAAATATATGAAATCCAAAACTTGCGAATTGGCTTGCCATTGGAGCCAAAAGAAGTGCACGTGCACGCCAAAAATAAATGGGTAAAACTTGATCAACCAAAAGAATTAGATAGATTAAAAAATATATTTGATTGGAGAAATTATCCAGATGAACAAAAAGAACAATGGTTTGATTATATAGATGAAGAGTTTAAAAGAAGAGAAGAAGGGTTTTGGTTCACTAACAATGGTAAACCAACTTATTTAACAGGTACACACTATATGTATCTTCAGTGGAGCAAAATAGATGTAGGT